AGGGCACCGTTACGCCCCTAACGCCGGTTGCTATCCCCTATATCGGCGACAAAGCCCTCTTGGCGCTGCAGCACTTCGACCAGGTGCGAGAGATGCGCACTGGTGTCTCGCGCTCCACGATGGCGCTGGACCCCGAGGCGCTGCAGAACCAGACGGCGACCGCGGCCAACAACACCAAGGACGCGGCTTACTCTCAGATTGAGTTGATCGCCCGCAACCAGGCCGAATTAGGTTGGAAGCGGGTGTTTCGGCAGATCCTCAAGCTGATTGTGAAGCATCAGGACAGGCCGCGAACGATCAGGCTGCGCGATACGTGGGTTGAGATGGACCCGCGTTCGTGGAACTCTAACATGGATGCGACGATCAATATCGGGCTTGGGACGGGCTCTCGCGATCGTGACATGGCGATGCTGAACACGATTCTCAATGTGCAGATTGCGATGACCGACCGGCTCGGCGCGGCGGGCTTTGCGGCGCAGGCGCTGGAGATGGTGCCGAAGATCAACATGACGGCGACCAAGCTTGCGGAAAGCGCCGGCATCAAGAACCCGGACCAATTCTATCTCGATATCAAGCCTGAGATGCTTGAGCAGATGAAGCAGGAAGCGGCCAACCGGCCTGATCCTGAGATGCAGAAAGAGCAGGTCAAGGCTCAGACGCAGCTTCAGCTCGGACAGCAGCAGGCTCAGCTTGACCAGCAGGCGGACGAACGAAAGGCCCAGATTGAAGCCGTGCAGATGCAGGCCGATATTGAGGCGCAAAATCAAAAGACACAGGCTGAGATGATCCAAGCTCAGCAGAAGTTCGAGTTCGACAAGGAAATGGCGCTGCTTGAGTTCCAGCTTCAGAAAGAACTGAAGATGGCCGAGCTGGAGCTAAAGCGCGAACTGGCCCAACAGCAGATGCAGCAGCAGGCCGAGCAGCACCGCCAGCAGATGGAAGCCGGCGTGTTCAAGGTAGCGCAGGGCCAGCAGGCCCATGAACAGAAGATGGAAGCGGCTAAGGCCGCCCCGAAGGGGGATTCGTGACTCTAAAAAGTATTCTCGCTCGTCAGGAGCCTGATCATTTCAATCCTTACGAATATCTCAGTCGCCTTAACGAAGAGACTGGAGATCAACGATTGATGCTCTCGGATGAGTTCCGTGCGTCAGACTTCGGTGTGATGCTGAAGACGGCGCTAATAGCGATTGAGCTGCTATCGGAACGCGTTAGAGAACTGGAAGCGTCGAAAGCCAGCGGAGATTCAAAATGAGCGCAGTGGTTTGCTTTGTGAGAGCGGTGACCAGTGGCGGCGGCGGAACCGCTGCAGGCGCTATCCGCAAGAAGGAAGTCCTAACCGTGCCCAGCACGTCAACGATTACCGCGGAGGCTGGCGAGTTCGCCATTGTGCTCAACACGGAAACCACGGGCATTCTGGTGGCCTACGGCAGCACGCCGGACGCTGTGGCGGTGACCCAGACCTCGGCGACGACGGCTGGCTTGGGCATTCCGGCTGGGCTGGATAGCGCGTTGCTTGGTCCGCTGGCGCTGGGCGACAAGATCAACGTCAAGGCTATTGCGTGAACAGCGAGCTGGAAGACCTTCTTCGCAAGGCCCGTGCGGCTGTCGATGCAATGACTTCGGAAGAGCGCGAGGAAATGTTCCGCAAACAGCGCGAAAGCTGGGTTCGCTCCGAAATGCAATGGGCCAAGGACTTCCGTGAAGGCAAGTGTAGCGTTGACTGACCACCTCGCCAAGGAAGCCGACAGGCTCAAGAACGACCCAGTATTCATCAAGGCATTGGCCGATATCCGCTCTGAAGCGCTCGACGCGCTCGCGACGGCCGATGCTGACAACTATGCAGCCATAGTGCGCCTTCAGCAGAAGGTGCTTGTGGTTGACGAAATCCGCAACGTCCTCGACCGCTACATCCTGGCGGCAGACGTGCAGGAAAACCCCGGCTCCTTCGCATAGGACTCCCGGTCAACTCAAAAGGAAACTAAATGTCAGATACCAATCCCTCCCCGGAGGCTGGTAACGACGGCCCGTTGTCATTCGATGATGGCGTGGATGCACTAGCCGATGTTCTGAAAGACCCGGAAACGGACCTCGTTAAAGAAGATCAGGCCCAAGACGACGCGGAAGCGGAAGACGAACCGGCGGAAGGCGAAGAGCCCGAAACCGAGGAAGCAACCGAAGAAGCGGCTGACGAAGAGCCCGAAGAGGAAGACGGACCCGAAGTCGCAGCAGGAGGCAAGTTCGCGGCCGATACCGCAAACGTGCGCCTGAAAGACGGCACCGTGATCTCCGTTCAAGACCTCAAGCGCGGCTTTCGATCGCAGCAATCGTTTACACGCGGCACGCAGGAAAACGCCAAGGAACGAGAAGCCTTGGCCGCCAAGCAGGCCGAAGTGGAACAACACGCTCGTTCCTTGCAGGAACAGCGGGACTTTATCCTTCAGGTAGCTCAGCAATACGTACCGCAGCCTCCTGATCGCTCGTTGTTGGATCGCAATTCAACCAACTTCGATCCGATCACCTATGCGGCGTTGAAAGCTGAATACGACGACCGAGTGGAAGCGCTCAACAAACTGCAGCACGTATCCAAGGCCGACCAGGAGCGGATGGCCAAGGAGCAGGAGCGGCTTAACCAGGAAAAGCGAGCGGCGGAAGCCCAGAGGCTCGTTGAGGCAATGCCGGATCTGGCAAAGCCCGACGTTCAAAAGAAGTTCTGGGCCGATTCCATTGAGACGATGGCTGAATACGGCTTCTCCCAGGAGGAGATGAACGAAACCATCGACCATCGCGTGTACCGGATATTCCGTGATCTCACGGCGTATCGCAAGGCGCGCAATCGCATTCCGGCCGTCAAGGAAGACATCCAGAAGAAGCCCGTTCTACAGGGCAAGCGACGGATGGACCCGAAGGAAAAATCCTCCCGCGATCGACAGGCAAGGCACGAGACCCTGCGCAAAACCGGCTCATTCGATGCCGCTGTGGGCGCACTCATGGACTTTGATCTTTAACGGAGACATCACATGGCACAGGTTGCCAACACTTTCGAAACTTACGACGCGGTAGGTAACCGCGAAGAACTGGCCGACAAGATTTACCAGATCACCCCGGAGGAAACCCCGTTTCTCTCCCTGATCGGCCGCAAGCCCGTCGCGTCTGTCCATCCCGAATGGCAGATCGACACGCTCGGCGCCGTCGATACCGAGAACAACCAGCCGGAAGGCAACGAGTGGGATTTCGACGCCGTAACCCCGACCTCTCGCGTGGGCAACTACACGCAGATCTCGGACAAGAAGGTGATCATCTCGCGCACCCAGGACAAGACCTCAAAGGCCGGCCGCAAGTCCGAACTGGCCCGCGAGATCGCCAAGAAGGGCGTCGAGCTGCGCATCGACATGGAGGCAATCTGCCTTTCGAACCAGGCATCTTTGGCCGGCTCGGGCAACGGCGCAACCAACCGTAAACTCGGTGGGTTCCGTGCGTGGCTTGCTACCAACGACAGCATCGGCGGTGGCGGCGGCGCTTCGGGCGGGTTCAACAGCAGCACGAGCGTTGTTGACGCAGCGACCAACGGCAGCCAGCGCGCCTTTACCAAGGCGATTCTGGATGCGGTGATCCTGTCCAGCTACAACGCTGGCGGATCTCCCAAGACGTTGATGTTGTCTCCGTATGCCAAGACGGTGTTTTCGACTTTCATGTCGGATGCAAACGTCGCGGCGCAGCGGACTGCGGCCAATGGCAAGAGCCAGACCACGATCGTCGCGGCTGCCGACACGTATCTGTCGGACTTCGGCACGATCATGACTGTCCCCAATCGTCAGATGGCGCGTGCTGGCGCGGCTATTGCTCGCAACGCCTTCCTGATCGACCCCCGCATGGTGTCTCTCGGCGTGTTCGATGACATCCAGCTCCAGAAGCCGGCCAAAACCGGCGACGCGGAGAAGCGTGTCCTCAACGTTGAATATACCCTCCTTGTGAATAACGAGGCGGCGCACGGTGTCGCGGCTGACATCTTCGGCCTGACGGCCTCGACCTAAGGAGATCACAATGGCTAAGCAGCCCATCAACGTAACCGCGGCGACTCTCACGGTTGACCGCGACACTCACGCCGGTACGGTCGTTACCGTCAACAAGGCGGACGGGTGCACCATCACTCTGCCGGCCGCAGTCGGCAAGGGTGATGAATACACCTTCTATTGCGGCACGACCATCACTTCGGTCGGCCTCATCATCAAGGTCGCGAATTCCAGCGACACGATGGCCGGCGGCGTGGCGATCTCTGGCGACATTGCCGGCGTCACGATGCTCGCAGGCGGTACTAACGACACAATCACCATGAACGGCACCACCACGGGCGGCATTGCCGGTTCGTGGGTCACGCTCAAGGATGTGGCGGCTACCAAGTGGATGGTCAACGGTTTTCTCTGCTCGAACACCAGTGAAGCCACGCCATTTAGCGCGACGGTCTAACTGTAGCAACTCGGGGCGGCCTTCGGGCCGTCCTTTCTTTTTGGAGTGCATATGCACAAAGGCGTTTTACCCAAGGAACCGGACAAAATGAGCCCTCCTGATACCAAGGCCAAGCTATTCCCCGTCACCCTGACCAAGAATTACGTTCCACGCGGCGAATATGAAGTCGTCGGCTACCTCAAAGAGGCCGTGAAGCGTAAGGACGCAGCCGGCAACTGGCGCATTGTTGAGAAGGAAGAGTTCATCAAGGGTGAGATGAGACCGCACAACTCCCCAGGCGTCGGATTCGGCGCGATGGAAATGAAGGACGGCACGATGGTCAACGCCAAGATCTGGGCTGGTACGCAGATCAGGGTTCCGGTGGACGAGGCAAAGTACGTCGTTTCCAAGAAGATCGCCGAACGGGCCGATGACATCGCTGCCTGATCCATCACGGATTCCCGATCATGCTTGGGAGTTCGAAAAGATGTCGGAGGACGGTCTTCGTCGGCACTACGTCCACTGGATCGATAGGGAAAAGGGCCTCGGCTTCCGCAAGACGGAGAACGTGGTCGAAGAGCAGTTGCTCAAGTTCAACAAGGAGAGCTTGGACAATTCTTATGGGCAACGATTCAGGGACGACCCGATCGGCACAAAGATTGCGAGCATCCCGCTGAATATCTTCTATCGGGATCTTGCACCTCGCCTGAAGGACGGCGACAGCGATTACGTGAAGTGGTGGCTCAACAACGAGCAAAATCGTCCATACCGCACATTTCGAGGTAAAGTTTAGTGGCGATTTCAACATACGCAGAGCTTCAGTCGGCGGCCGCGAACTGGCTGGCGCGTGACGACCTGACCTTGCGTATTCCTGAGTTCATCACGCTTGCCGAAGCTAAGTTC